GAGCATTATGTAAACAATAAAGAGTTTCTTGAAGCACTTATTGTATACAGAGGTAAATGTGCAGAAGCAGAAGAAGCAGGTAAGCCACGTCCTAGAATAACGAATTATCTTGGATCTTGTTTTTTAAAAATTGCCACTCACTTGTCCTATAAACCAAACTTCGTAAACTATATGTTTAGGGAGGATATGATATCTGATGGAATTGAAAATTGTGTCCAGTACATAAAAAACTTTGATCCCGAAAAATCTAGAAACCCATTTGCTTATTTCACTCAAATTATTCATTATGCCTTTCTTCGTAGAATACAAAAAGAAAAACGTCAAATGGATATAAGATCTAAAATTATTGAAAGGTCTGGATTTGATGAAGTTTTCAGTGCAGATGGAGATTATAATGCTTCTGACTACAATACTATCAAAGAAAATATACAATCTAAACAGTATTCCTAATGTATCATAATAATTTTTTTACTGAAGAACAATGGGAATGCATAAGAGTATGTGTAGCAAACGCACCTATACCCTATGATATTACTAAGAAAAAAATTCCTGCTGAAATTTTAGAAAAGATAGGACAACCTATCAAACAACAACATGAGGGTATTGCTAAAGTAAAATATGATCTAACACCCTACGGTATATTTGACCAATGAGAGTAGACAGACATAGAGACATTGCCGATGATCTAGAGGCAGAGCTCTTACATGAATTAGAAGGTATTACTAAACAACTACGTGGTACTATGAAAAGACTGACCAGAGCAGATTCCTCTGGAAAATCATCCAAAGTTATTGAAATCGAGTATGAAATTAACTCAAGAACTAATTAATCAAATCCAAGAAGCAATGCTACACACCAAGAAAGATGGTACTGTTAACTGGAAAGATGGAGATGAGATTGAGGTCAATCTAGCAGGAACATTTGCTGCAGATAGATTTATTGTTATTAAAAACAAAACTAAAGACCCAGTAGTTTCTGCTGCACCACATCCTAATTTTGATTATGAAAAGAAGGAGTGGAAGAAATGAAGATAGCACTAATAACTGATACTCATTATGGTGCTCGGAAAAGTAGTAAACTTTTTCACGATTATTTTGAAAAGTTTTATAATAATATTTTCTTTCCCACGATTAAGGAGAGGAAAATTGAACATGCAATTCATCTAGGAGATTCATTTGATAATCGTAAAACCATAGATTTTTGGGCATTGAATTGGGCAAAAGAACATGTCTATGATAAATTTAAAGAATTGGGAGTAAATGTACATACTATAGTTGGTAATCATGATGTTTACTATAAGAATACCAATGAAGTCAATGCAGTAGATTCTCTATTGGAATCTTATGATAATGTTGTTAGATATAGTAGTGCAACAGAAATAGATATAGATGGTTTCCAAACATTACTATTACCTTGGATATGTCAGGATAATTATGATGAATCTATGAAGGCGATTAAAAATACAAAGTGTAAATCTGCATTTGGTCATCTAGAGTTAAATGGATTTCAATTATTTCCAGGAATGGTTCAGACAAATGCACATATGAATATGGATGTTTCGGCATTCAAAAAACTAGATGTGGTCTTTTCTGGACATTATCATACAAGATCTAATGATGGTAAAATATTTTATTTGGGTAATCCGTACCAAATATTTTGGAATGATGCAGGGGACAAGAGAGGATTTCATATATTTGATACAGATACTTATGAATTAGAGTTTATTCCAAATCCTTATACTATGTTTGAGAAGGTATATTATGAAGACACTAATTACAAACTATATGATGCAAGACATTTGAAAGATAAGATAGTCAAGGTTATTGTTCGTAAAAAATCAAGTCAATTAGAGTTCGATAAATTTGTTGACAAGATTGATAAAGCTGGATGTTATGACCTTAAAGTTGTTGAAAATTTTGAGATTGATGATGAAGAAGTAGAGTTTTCCTCAGAAGAGAGTGCAGATACATTAACACTTTTAAATAAATACATTGAAGAGTCCGAATTTGATTTAGATAAAGAAGTAGTGAAAAACATTATGAAGGACGTTTATAGGGAGGCTTGCGAGTTCGAGTAATGTTTGTTCTTGCTATAAAAGGAAAGGAACACGAAGGTGCATATGCTGTTACCGATCCCGAAGGGGAGAAGGCATTGTACCTATTTGAGGAGCAAGATGATGCTCTTCGTTATGGTGGATTATTAGAAGCAGAAGATTATCCACCAATGAGTGTCATGGAAATTCCTGACCAGCTTGCAATAAACACTTGTAACATGTATAATTATAGGTATGTGATCATCACTGAAGATGATTTTGTGATTCCACCAAGAGCGAATGATTTTATTCAAAACGATAAGATGGCGTAATTTCCTATCTACTGGAAATAATTTTACAGAAATTAATTTAAAAGAATCAAAAACTAGTCTTATTATTGGTAGTAATGGTGCTGGTAAAAGCACTATATTAGATGCTCTTACCTTTTCTCTGTTCAATAAACCATTTCGTAAAATAACAAAAGGGCAGTTAGTTAATACAGTAAATGAAAAAGAATGTTTGGTAGAAGTAGAATTTGATATTGGAAAAACACAATGGAAAGTAGTAAGAGGAATAAAACCAAATGTATTTGAAATTTATAAAAACAAAACTATATTGAATCAATCTTCTGCAGCTGCTGACCAACAAAAATGGTTAGAAGAACAGGTATTGAAATTAAATTATAAGTCATTTACTCAGATTGTTATACTGGGTAGTGCATCTTTTGTACCTTTTATGCAGTTAAATGCTCCAGTTAGGAGGGAAGTTATTGAAGATCTTTTAGACATTAAAATATTTTCAGTAATGAGTTTACTTCTCAGAGAAAGAATGAGAGGAACTAACGAAAGAATAAGAGAGTTATCTATTCGTAAAGATCTTCTAGAAGAAAAAATTGATATGCAAAATAGTTTTATTCAAGAATTAGAAGAAACAGGTAAAAAAAATGTCAAGAGTAAAAAAGATAAACTCGTCACCTTGTCACGTGCCGTTAACGAAAATAAATCTGAGTTGGAAAAATTAACTGATAACTTGGATGTCATTAATAAGGACATTGAAATGTCATCAGGTTCTAACAAAAAGTTAAGAAAACTAGGTAACTTAAGAGGTAAATTATCTCAAAAAGTATCTACCATTACCAAAGAGCATAAGTTCTTCACAGATAACACGGTTTGCCCTACATGTACTCAATCTATTGATGAAGAGTTTCGTATAGATAGAATTAATGATGCTAAATCTAAAGCCAAAGAACTTGAAAAAGGTTATAAGGAATTAGAAGAAGCAATCAGACTTGAAGAGGAAAGAGAAAACCAATTCAAGGAATTTACAAAGGAGGCATCCAAACTAACGCATGAAATTTCTAAAACAAGCACAAGGATTTCTGGACTTGAAAATCAGACCAGAGAAATTGAACAAGAAATTCAAACAATTACCGAACAACTTAAAAATAGAACTACTGAAAGAAATGCGTTAGAAAAATTACTAGGAGAATTAGAAGGTCTCCAAAAAGAACAATCAAAGGAAACTGAGAGAAACGTTTATAATGAATTTGCACATGCTCTAATGAAAGATGGTGGTGTAAAGTCTAAAATTATTAAACGTTACTTACCTTTAATGAACCAACAGATTAATAAATATTTGCAATTGATGGATTTCTATATCAATTTTTCTTTAGATGAAGAATTTAAAGAGAGTGTGAAATCTCCAGTGCATGACAAATTTGTTTATGAATCATTTTCTGAAGGAGAGAAGATGAGGATTGACCTCGCACTTCTTTTTACATGGAGAGAGATTGCACGAATGAAAAACTCTGCTAACACTAATTTATTAATTCTTGATGAGATATTCGATAGTTCTTTGGATGGATTTGGTACTGAATATTTTACAAAGATAATTAAGTATGTTGTCAGTGATGCTAATGTATTTGTGATATCTCATAAGACAGATGATTTGATAGATCAGTTTGACAGAGTAATAAAATTTGATAAACTAAAAGGATTCAGTAAACTAGTCTGATGAAAGTACCTAACTGGCAGCATCATTCCAATAAGGAAGCCAAACGAAAACTTAAACCACAAGCATTGCGTCAGGCAAAGAAGAGACGCAACCAGTTAATAAAGTGTCTACAGAAGCGTCCTAACGGACGCTTTTTTAGTATAATAGAGTATATAAGAAACAAAATCAAATGACAGTACAACACGAAATCAAATCTCAACTTGCAAAACTACTTGCTACCGAAGATCTTATAGTTGAGCATAAGCAAGTAGAAACAGCAAAGTTTAATGTTGGTACTCGTGTGTTGACATTACCATTATGGGAAAAGGCAAGTAATACTGTATATGACATGTTGGTTGGACATGAGGTAGGACATGCACTCTTTACACCTGATAGAGATTGGTACACAGAAATTCAGATACCACCACAGTTTGTGAATATCGTAGAAGATGTTAGGATAGAAAAATTGATGAAACGCAAGTATGCAGGGCTTTCAAAATCTTTTTATCATGGTTATGAAGAACTAAACGATGACGATTTTTTTGGAATTGAAGATGAAGATCTCAATACTCTTAATCTTGCTGACAGAATTAATCTACATTTCAAGATTGGTAATTTTATTAGGTTGCCTTTTACAATTGCTGAAACAAAGATTGTTGATCTAGTAGATTCTTGTCAAACATTTGATGATGTTCTTAAAGCATCTAAAGCACTTTATGATTTCTGTGCAGAACAGGATAAAGAAAAGAAGGAACAAGTATCTGTTAATGATGAAGAAGGAACAGATGAAGTCCAGTATTCTGCACCATCATCAAAGTCCGAATCATCGGATGATGTTTCAGA